CCTCGAGATCACTTCAAATCTACGATTTGCAGTGAAGGCTTCACGATGTGGAGGGCGTTGCCGTTTACCAACCGGGACGAAGACAACTTCCGCAACCTCGGTTACGAAGATGAGTACATTCGTTTCATGAAGCGGATGCACCGCAGAGACTCAAGGAACTTGCTTGTCTGCGAAAACATCACAAACGCGGCGAAACTCGGTGTCCGGATTAGTGGACACTACGAAAGCGGAGCGCTTTTTCGTATCATATTCCCAGAGATTCTCCCTGACTCGTCTTGTACTTGGTCGAATTATTCGTTGTGTCATAAACGATCGCCCGGCTGCGCTCCGCATGGCGAGGGAACCTTCGACTTCCTGGGGGTGGGTGGTGCGCTTCAGTCTAGACACTACGATGGACTCGTTGTCCAAGACGACCTCGTTGGCCGAAAAGCGGTCGAATCCATTTCGATCATGGAAAAAACGATCGATTATCACCAATTAGTCGTTGGTGCTTTTGAGAATCCTGATGAAGATACGCATGAAAACGATGAATTCATCGTTGGCAATCGTTGGTCTTTTACTGATCTCAATTCTCATATACGCGAGCACGAACCTTGGTTTCGGATCGTTACTCACGGTGCTCTTGGGGGTTGTTGCCCTGAGCATGCTTCTGATATGCCCATATTTCCAGAGGAGTTCTCGTTAGAGAAGCTGGAAAGATGGCGCCGCCGGCTCGGAAACTACCACTTTTCATGCCAGTTCCTTAATAATCCAGCCGCGCCTGAGAACGCCGACTTCAAAGAAGAGTGGCTCGAGCATTTCAGCCTCGAAGAGCCTTCGCAAGACAATGGCTATCGCCATATGATACGCCACGAGGTGCGAGATGGTCTTGTCAAAAAAGACTTCGAACGTTCACATCTACGAATCGGCATGGCTGTTGACCCAAATCACTCCGGAAACCAGGGTCTCGGACGTTGCAGACATGCTATTGTCGTTGTCGGGCTTTCAGCCGCTAATGATTTTTATCTGCTCGACGTATGGGCAAAGGCTTCCTCCTTTGACGAATTCTATGCTAAGATATTTGAGCTCGCTGGCAAGTGGAAGCTTACGAAGATCGGGGTTGAGACAGTCGCCGCTCAGCGTTATATCAAGCACCACATCGAGACAATGTGTAGACTTAAGGGACAGAGACTTTCGATTGTAGAGCTGAAAGGTGAGGTCGAAGGGCCTGACGGCGAGCTTACGCGTAAGAAAGAATGGCGTATTCGCAACGTGCTTGCACCCATCTTCGAGAGCTCGAGATTCTATGCCCAGAGACGCTTTCAAGATTTTCTCGGTGAATACACGACGTTTCCTCGTGGTCGCTACGTAGATATCCTCGACGCGCTTGCATATATCCCTCAGCTTATTAAAGCTCCTACGGACTACGCAACCAGCATGAAGATGCTACTGGCCAATCAACAGAACGCTCGTCGTGTGAACACACCCTACGCCGTAGGCGGAAGGATACACTGATGCCTCAGGATAAGGATCCTCAGAATCGTAGTCGCATCGTGATCGAGAGGCGTTCGCGTCCGGTTGCACCTACGATGGATAAACGAGGGCGAGTGAATCCCTACGACCCTCGTCTAAGTCCTTTCAGTCACTGGTCCAGAGGACGAGAGGTAAAGCAAGCTCGAAAGAACGGATGGGGGGTGGAAGATGCCTAACGGCGGCGGATTACTTCGTAATCTCATAGGTAAGATTCCAGGGCTGCAAGGAATGTCCGACGCTAGTGCCTCGGGCGGACCTTCGAATGGTCAGGCCGGTGGGAAGAAGCCTTCGTTTATGGGAACGTTGACGCGTGGTTTACAGCAACACAAGGCGCAGCAGGTTAAGCGAAACGGTCAGCAGAATGGTTGGTACGGTACAGACTGAGAGAGGCTATGCCGGCGAAGCTCGAGCGTTGCGTTGCGAAGGTTAAGGCCCGTCAGGGAGGTAAGGCGAAGAAGGTGAATCCTTGGGCCGTCTGTGTCAGCTCGACTGGCCTAAAGCCTCATAAGAAGAAATAGGAGGACGGAATTGCATTATCCACATATCCAACATATTCTCGATATAGTCGCCTGGGTGGTTCTTATTAGCTCAGTGTTGACCTCTATTCTTCCACCCTACGAAGTATTCTCTTTCGCTCCGAGATTTCAAACTGTTTATCGAATCGTCGGTACTTTCATCGGGACGATAGGCGCCTTGAATCTTCGTAGCCTTACTATGAAGTTATACCCATCCTACAAGGGGGGGAATTCTGATAGTACAACGACGAGTCCTAGTAATACGAAAGGAGCCTCATGAAGGTTAATTGGAAAAGGTTTTTTACTCTGTTCGTGTTGTTCAACGTAGTTCTACTGCTCTGCGGCTGCGGGAATTGGATCGGGGCTATTCAAGCCTTGATGCCGGCGATTTCGGCGGCAATCTCGGCTATTTTCTCGCTTATTGGTGCTTTGGAAGGTAAGACGATTCCGGCGAGTGTTCAGGCATTCGTGCAGAAGATCGAGGCCGATGTATCGACGGAGCTTACGAATCTATCTACGATCCTGGCGAGTATATCAGCAAACGCATCCCAGACGGTGCTTCAGCAGATAGAAGCGGCATTTAACGTTGTCGTTACGAATCTTACCAGTATCCTCTCCGGCTTGAACATCACGGACTCGTCTACTATAGCCAAGATTTCGAACCTTGTGAGTCTGGCTATAGCCGCTGTCGAGGCTGTGTTGGTCCTCATTCCTTTGGCTATGAAGGCGAACACTCTTACACTGGCTGAGTTAGCTCATGCCGATAAGGCGGCTACGAATAACATTAAGAACACTCACAAGGTTCTTCAACAGACCTATCATACTGTGGTCACTACGCCGACGCAGAACGCAGATGTAAATCTGGCTCTGGCTTCTTTGCCTCAACAACTACCCTGAGGGATAAATGCCGACTCACATAACACAAGGCGAGGTAAAGTTCGGCTGCAAGCGTAAGCTGAATCTTAAGGCGCTACCTCTATCGAACTACGTAAGTCCGAAGGCTATGGCCTATCCTCCAGTTTGTTCGTGGTGGAGACCCATGACCTTCGGGATGCTTGGTAACGACACCGTCGGTGACTGCGTCATTGCTTATATGCTGCACCAGATCATGATCTGGAATAGCGTAGCTCACGCTGGCTCTCCGGTGTCGTTTACGACCGAGCAAGCTCTTGCGACTTACAGTGCGATCACGGGTTATAACCCGAACGATCCCTCGTCCGATCAGGGAACGGACCCCGATACGGCGCTCGATTGGTGGAAGAAGAACACTCTCTTCGGTCACAAGATCAACGGATACGTGAACCTCGATCTTAGTAACATCGACCAGCTGAAGTTTGCTATCTACACCTTCGGTGGTATTGGCTTCTCGTTCAGCGTACCAGCTTATATCATGAGCATTCCCGGAGGGCAGTCTTGGAGCCAACGTCCCGGAGCCGACACTTCGATTCAAGGTGGTCACCAAGTTGGTATCATGGACTATGGCAGGAACGGATTCCGCGAGAACTGCTGGGACACCACGAATACCTTCGATCCCGATTTCATCGGAAGCTTCGGTATGGCAGCTCAAGCTGTAGTTTCGGAGGACTGGATCAAGCAATCTGGTACATCGCCAAGCGGTCTGGATTTGAATGATCTATTAGCGGATTTGCAATCGTCGGCTGTGCATAATTATGATCCGCCGAATTATGGAGGATAATGCCTGAAGAACTCATTCCGGCGAAGCTAACTGACGAGAAGCAGCTCGCTCTCAAGACGTTTCTTAGGTATCGAATCCCTGAGCTTAAAGAGAGCATGAAGCAGCTTTATGAGGATAAAATCGTCACATGGCGTGCGGCGTATGACGCTGTGCCCAACGAAAAGGAACGCCAGTTCCCCTTTCAGGGGGCCTCGAATCTCGTGATCCCCATTATCGGGATTCATGTGGACACGCTACACGCTCAGATCATGGCGGCGATTTTCAAGACAGATCCCATCGTTATGGCCAAGGTCTTGGGCGACCAAGGTAAAGAAGCTGACCAGTTCAAGGAGTCTTATCAGGAGTACATGAACTACGTCTGTATCGAGCCCGAAGAGCTCGATCTGTATCGTGTCTACAACGAGGCCTACCGTGAGTGTATCAAATACGGAACAACGACTTTTAAGTGTCCTTGGGAAGATAAGACTCGAGATTTCCTCATACCCGGAGGAGATGGAACAGGTTCGGCGAGGGATTTCCTTCCTAAGACTCTTTATGAAGGTCCGAGACCTGAGAAGCTGCCGTTCACTGGATTCTACCTGCCGCCGATGGCCAAGAGTCTGAAAGACTCTGACATAAAATGTCATAAGCGTTTAATGCTGAGGCATGAGCTCGAGGAGCGTAAGTTCGCGGGCATCTACGAAAAGGACGCAGTCGACGCGATTCTCAAACAGCCTGATAGAACGAGCCCTGTTCAGGAGCAAAGGGAGAAGGAAGAGACCCTTGGGGTCAAGACGACTGCGTCCTACGGTCATCAGGAATGGGATGTTTGGGAGTGCTACGTCAGTTGGCGCTATGAGGACGAAGCGTTCGCTCCTCGGATGATAGTCACCTACCACGAAAAAAGTGACACGATCGCCCGTGTCGTCTGGGATAACTTCGAGATGGAGTGGTTCGTTGGGGCTCGTATGGCATATCGAGACGATATGTACTACGGTCAGGGCTTCTGCGAGATTATCTTTCCTTTTCAGGAGGGTGCGTCGGAGACCTACAACGGATACCGAGATAACCAAACCGTGGCGAATACCAGGGTGTGGAGAGTCCATCCAGACTCCAAGCTCCATCAAGGTTATAGGATTTACCCATCTGCTATGCTCCCAGGAGAAGAGGGCGAAATCGAAGCTATGGCCCACGGAGACGTGTCTACCATCAACCTCGACGAACTTCGTTTGCTTCTCGAGCTCGCGGAACGCCGCTCAGGCGTCAGCCCGCCTCAGCAGGGAATGGGCGCCGGCACGATGACCAAGCGCGGAATCTACTCCGCGATGGGGACACTGTCGCTTTTGCAAGAGGGAAACTCGCGTAAAGACCTCAATGTCTCCGATATGCGCGACGCTCACGTCCGTTTGATGCGTCTGGTTTCGTTTCAGTATGGGACTATGGGTCTGCGAGGCAAGTTCATGGAGCGGCGCTTGCAGCTTTTCGGCCGAAAGGCCGAGGCTATCAAGATGGCTCTCAAGATGATCGCGACTAAGCAGCTTGGCTTACCGTGTTACGCATCAACGGCCTCGCTCAACAAAGAGGTTGAGAAGCAAAACGACGTCATGCTAACGCAGATTATGGCTCGCCATTATCAGATGATTGCGCAGCTTCTGGGTGGGATGCAAGGTGTCATGACACCTCCTCAGGTCAAGACTTATATGCAAGAGGTTATTGTCGCATCCAATCTTCTTATGAAAAAGATTTTGCGGAACTTCGGTCACGAAGAAGTTGATAGACTGGTTCCTGACCCGTTCAAAGAAGGTCCGCAAGGAGGATCAAATGCCCCTGGAACAAATACTGGGGAGGGAGCCCAACCGAACCCTAACATGGCTCCAGGACCCAGCGGGCCACCAATACAATGAATACCTTCTCGAGCTGAAGGAGAGACACGAGAGATTGCTTCGCAAGTCGGATGACGATGTCAAGA